TTGTGTTTTGACGCGCGGCAATATTCATATTTACAAAAATCGCGTTAGGAAAATAGGCGGTGTGTGAAATCTCTCAAAACCACTGAAAAATTTCGGATGAAAAATGTTGGTGAGAATTCCGGGTCAATTGTCATCGCGCAAATCATCTTAAAAATCGAACGCCCCCCTTATCCCGCCTACAAAAGCACACGTGGTCACGCTTGCAAGGCCGCCATCTCACGACTGCCATCTTGACGCTACGTTGCCGGCCTTGGAAAAAAAGGTTGATGTTCCCGCCAGCAATGGGTTTTGCGCCCTGGCCTGAGCATCATATAAACCGGCTTGCGTTCCGGCATTGTACCCTTGAACCCGCTGTTCGTATGACGCCTGTCTGGCATTGCCCTTGATTTTTTCGGCGTCAAACTGACCCAGTTCGGCAGTGTCGGCCAGCAGGTTGACCGAACTCCCGTTGGTCACATCAACCCCCTGACCAGCCATGGTCACAAATTGACGACTGGCAAACTGCTGCGCCTTCAGGCGTTGCGCGTTGGCGGCAATTTCCCCGCGCTTTAACGTATCTTCAGCCTGCCGGTCGGCAATGATTTGATTATTCCGCGATACGGCAGCCTGATACTTGGCTTGATCTTGAGCGGCTTTGGATTGGTTGTATCCGCTTATTGTTGACATTGCCACGCCCGCGATACTTGTCGCAGCGAGAATGCTCGAAGACGATATTAGTGAAGCAGCAACACCAAACTCGCCAACTGTAGCGGCTGCCGCAGCATACCCTGATGCGGTAGCCAATGAAACCGCCGCTGCCGTTCCTGTTATTGGACACATTACATAACCCTCCAAAACGGGTGAAACGCCAGGCCGTAAATGCCATAGGGAACCGCGTTTTCAATAGTGAAACCCAACCATTTTAGCCATTTCAAGGTCACCGTGTTGCGGGCGTCGCAGTGGTTGTAGATGACCCGGTAATCCTTGGCTATGATGTCAACTTCCTCGGCGCATTGGCGCAAAAAGCGGATCGAGTGATCAACCAGAAGATCGGTGCCCAGCAACCAGATGACGCCTTCGTCACTCATAAAGGTTGGCCGCCCGATGCCAAACATACACAGTGGCTTGCCGTCCGCCCGGGCAATCTTGCAGTGATCGGAAATGTTCAGACCGTGGGTTAGTGACGCCAGCGGTGAGTTTCCTGACGTCGCAGCGATTTCATCAATATCAACCTGACGCAACTGCGGCGCGATCTCTTGAACATCATCAAGGCGGGCGGCGGTGACGCTATAGCTAACCGCCGACATTGGTATCAGCAATGGCGCTGAGGATGGTCATCGGCAGGCCCGCTTCGGTTTGCACAACAACACCATTTTCCCGGTGCCAATCACCAGGGATCGGCAGGCGGATCACATCAGAGACCAGTGCCGCTGGGTCGCCCCACAGCTCAGTCGTGCGCGACGGGTATTCCTGAAGGTGATCGACATCCGGGCCGACGTTCAGGCCGCGGGTGTCCTTCACCCGAAGGGTGACCTCTTTGATGTTTTTGCTTTTGGCGAGGGTCTCTGGCCCGCTGTTTAGCGGCAGGCTTTCAAACGTCGCCTTATAAGGTATGCCGATGTGGGCAATCGACGCCGGGGCGGCAAGTGTTACCGCGCCGTTGCTGACCACGAGTCCCGCCTCAAGGTCGCCGTCGACCAGGGCGATCAAGCTTTCCCCCTCCAAATGATCGAGACCGTAGACGATGCTAAATTCCCGCCGTGCCGTGCCGCCTGAAACATAGGTTCCGTACAGCGCGCCATCGACGCCCAATAACTCAAACGTATTGGCCGTCGCACCGGTGACGGTAAAACTGAGCTTGTTAATCTCCGTCATGCCGACAACATCGCGAATTTTAACGCTGTCACCATCACTTAAGCCATGGGCCGTCGCCGTGATGACCACCTGATTGCTGGCACTCAAGCCGGCCCCGGAAATTATGATCGGGTTATTCAGGGTCAAACCGCAATCGACAAAAAATGCGTCTTCAATGGTGGCAAAATTACGGCTGTGCAGGCGCTCGATGTATTTGACGTCGACGCCATTAATCCGGCGTTTGACCACGACATAAAACACGTCTTCCGGGCCTTCTGGAATGTTGCAAATACTCTCGAAGGAGCCTTCGGTTTCGATCACCGACCAGGCGTAAATCTGGTGCTCATGCAGAAACGTCATCACCAACAGCTTGCCATCATCGCGCACGGCCATCACCAAACGATAGGGACTATGCCCATAGGCCCATTCGCTGATCGTATGGCGTTCAAACAAATGACGGGCGAGAACGGTCATGTCCGAGCCACTATAACCATCGGTATCAACCTGGTAGCCGATAGAGTGAACTTCAAATCCATGGTTTTGTTTGCCCGAGACCATTAGAATATTCTCGCGAATGGTCAGCGGCGGGGTATCGGTGGTTGGCAGATGGTCGGAAATACCGGTCTGTTTTGATGTTGGCGTAATCGCGTCAACGGTTCCGCCCGGTTTAAGAAACCACACGGCCCCCGAGGTAAACACAAACAACTGATCGACAAACGAACGAAAATGCCGGATCTCGTTGCCTTGCCCGGCGACGAGGCGAAGGGTGACAGCGTCGGTTTCACGCGACGGTATCGAGACGTTCATATTCTCGTATTGGGAGGTTTGCGACATCCACACGCTTAGCGGACTGTTGATCGAATTGCCCCAGGCCGAGCGCTGCTCGTGCAGACCGACAGCACCGGGGTAATTCCCGGCCTGACTAAACGGCTGACGCCACTTCGGCGCCGTATCGCTAAGGTCGGCAGCAATATTTTTGTCATTGAAGGTAAGCTCTTCGGTCGCACCGATGAAGCCGTACAACCCGTTGTCATCCTTATAGACATTATATTTGTCAGCCCCTGCAACCACCGCCCAGGTGATGGTATTATCGACTGTCGCGTTGCCGTTGGTGACGACCTGATGGGTCCGGTCCGCCGATCCACCTGACACATAAGCCGTATAAGTGGTTCCATCGATCCCCTTAAGGGCGAATGTATTCACCGCAACGCTGGTTAAGGTGAAGCGCCGCCCGTTCAATTCCGTCATGCCGACAACACCCGAAATATGCACCTCATTACCGTTGGCGTACCCATGCCCGGTGGCGGTAATAACCACGGGGTTGGTCGGCGTTGCCGCCGAAATCGCCGCCGTGGCCGCCGTTCCGACAAGGCTTTCTTCAGCCGTTTCCTTAGCCACCGCCGTCACTTTATATTTGTAGGTTTTGGTCCCGGTGGTTACCGGTGTGACGGTTATGCCCGTCGGGAAAGGCTGGTTGGGTTCAAAGCCGATCTCTGTCAAGGTCCAGGCGGCATGACCCGTGCGCCCAAGTTTACGCGGCGCATAACTGGTATGAGCCAGATAAACCACATCATTCGACTGTCGAAATTTGAGGCGCGCGAGGTCCGTATGAACATAGGGTGTCGCCAGTTCGAAGACCCTGGCGACGGTGCCACCCACCGTGTAGGCCGTATAGGCCAAGCCATTGACGCCGGCCAACGCGAACGTATTGGCGGTGACGCTGGTGACGGTGAAGTATTTACCGTTAACCTCCGTCATGCCGCCAAGCGACGACAGATAAACTTCATCACCATTGGCATACCCATGCGCCGTTGCCGTGATGACCACGGGATTGGTGGCACTTGCGCCAGACACGACAACGTTGCCTTCCAACACCAGACCACCGTCTTTGATCACCCGCATGTATAGATTACCGAACTCCAGGGCGTAGGCCTGTTCTTCATTGTATTCGAACTGGATCAGACGAACGGTGTGGGTGCTGTCCTTAACTGCCCGCACGTATTCGGTTCCGGGCCGGTTCGAGGTTCCGCCTTCCGCATGGACAAAAAAATTGGTCAGGCCTTTGGCCGCCGTGCCAAATTTCTGCAAATCAATTCGGGCAAAGGTGGCGGGTGAAATAACGCCGCCACCAAATGAGATTTGGGGAATTTCAATAGGCATTTACTGGCGCGCCCGTTCCCAGGGTGAATCATAACTGTGCTGAAATTCACCCTCATTACTATCGGCCACCATGGCCGAGCGCTTAAGACCCTGATAGATCGACAATTGCGACTGCTGAACGTTCAAATTCCCGGTTAAGGCTTCGGCCAGGGACGCTGCCAGATAGCGGCTGAAGGTCTGAACAAAGCCTGGGGAAAACAGCACCGTATTCTCGACATCAGACGTATAAATGCCGACTGCATTTGGCATATCCGTCAGGACCGATAGGCCGAAACCGTTGTCTTCAAGCTCAACGACATAAGGCACCGGCGCGTCATCCTTCGACAACCGCTGAATTTCTCGGAACCCCGATGACACACAGTCTGAGGGATAGTCATAACGATAGGCCCATAGGGCGGGCGGCGTACCGATGCTGGCCAGGGTTTGACGCTTGGTGGCAAAATTCCAGTAATGGTCACTCAGCACAAAACGCCGAGCGGTGTCGTAATGAATCCGGCACTGAACGGCAACGTTGCCGGTGTCGGTACCCAGGTTGGCGATTGTCGTCGTCGTCTGATGAATATGCGACAACGCCAAATTACAGATTTGCGCTTGACTGACAGCCATGGGGAGGCTCCTTGTTTGGTGGAAACATTCACCCTCACCCGCCTCTCAATACCAACCCTATTGCAGGGTTTAACGGGAGGGAGGAGGCGCTATCGCCTCAGGGAGACATGTGAATTACGGAGAATGGAATACAGATGAAATGATCGGGGAGGTTCCTCGAAAACGGCTCATCTTAATAAACATAAATTTGTATCAGCCGCACCTCCCCCTCCCGTCGAAAGCGAAGGGAGGGGGAGGCTATTGGTAGCGACCGTCGGTTACTTCTCTCGTTTGCCGTTCGGACTTCTTTCCCGTTGAGGGGAAGACGCCGAGCGAGAGATTGTGCGGCGACCCGAAGCCCGACCCGAGGCTTTTGCCCCGGTGGCGGGCTTGGCCATCCACGTTTTGGAGAAGTGGGATTTGTCGGTCAGGACAAATTCCTCTCCCCGATTGTGGATTTTTGCGCCGTAGTATCCTTTGGCGGTTGCGATGACTTTCATCACAACGCTCTAGTTGGTCTGGACGCCGTGCACGATACCGGCGGTGACAGCACCAGCCGTTGTCGTCGCAGCGCCGATGACATAGTTGACGCGAATGAACCGGCGCATGTCATCGGGCAATTCATCAACGCCAAATTGCAAGCCGGTAACCGCTTCGGCTTTTGAGTACGCCCGCGATTGGGCGACGACCTGATTGTTGATCGTAAACGCGGCATCATCAGCCGTTTCGATCTGGAACTGCAAGGTGCAGGCCCCAAGCGACGCCAAAGACGAGACGACCTGAATCAAGATCGAGACCTCTTCGCCAGCGCCGACGTTCCGCTCCAGCGCCGCAGCGGCACCGTACGCGGTCCCGGGGGCACCGGTATCGATCACATTGGTGGACGCGATTGTCCCGGCCACAGAAACAACGGACTGCGCCGTCGAGAACTTAAGTTGTTCAGAGAAAATCATTGTGTGTTCCTTTCTTTCCTCTCGCCCTAAACGACACGGGCTTCGGTGTTGAGAATGGCATCGGTTTCACGGATGGGGATACCGCGATAGGTCATCACTTCCTGACCTTCGATTTCAGCCGGTTTGAGACGGACGAAACTGTCGGCGGCACCGCCGTTGGTCGACAGGGCGTCAAGGGCTTCAAGCACATCCCGGTTACAATAGATCGCCTGACGGCCACCCGACGCATCGCTACGGCGCAACCGCGATTGAAGTTTGTAATAGGCCTTGCGCATGAAGTCGTAGAGGGCGACGGACCCGGCCTGCATGTTCGACACATCGACATTGGCGATACGTGAATTGAAGCGCCAATCCTTAACCGCGCAGCCCACATGCCATGTGAATTTTTCTTCTTCCACATAGTAGGGGTTGTTGGATGCATCAAGAACCCGCTGACGCCCCATGTCTTCACGTTGAAGACCGGCCTGCGTGCCTTCCGGGTACAGCAGGTGGGTGAAACGGTCACCCCAGGTGACGAACCAGATCGACGTGTTGTCCGTACCGATACCACCGGCATCAATGATCTGATTACCGGAACCGCCACCACCGAGCGCACTGTAACGCGCCGACAGACCCTTGAATTTTTCAGGGGTTGTTGCCGTGTCATGGTAGAAAATACCGGTCGCCATTTCCTGGTTCATGGCTTCGATGTAGGACATGGCTTCGTTGAGGCGCACCGCCGCTTTGTTTTTCGACAGTTTCAGCAACCGCTCGTCGATGGTTGCCAGCCCTTCGAGAAAGCCGGTGGTGTCTTCGACCTGTTGAGTGGTCGATTTGCTTTGGGTGATACCTTTGTACAAGGCCCCCCAAGACACTGAGGGCAGACCGGTGCGCGTCGTGTGCAAATGCGATCCGCCTTTGTTGCATTCCATCGCAATGGCGTCATCCAGAACCGGATTGGTCTGTTTGAGCAATTCGATGACCGTCGCGATAGACCCGTTCGGGTCCTGTTGTTTCATAACGTCGATCAAATCGACGTAGCTACTTCCAAGAGTTGCCATTGTTCATATCTCCTATGATTGGCGTGATCCGTAGAGGACTTCTGCGGCGTCTCGTTTGGACGAGCTTGGTTGCCCGCCAATTGCCGCTTGGCCCGATGTCAAGGTTTTCCCGACGCGATGAAGAAAACGAACCAATGACGGATTGTTGCCGTACATGGGGTTCGTCTTGAGAACATTAACCAGTTCCGGGTCACCATAGTGGGTCGCCGCAAGCATCGCCGTGCGCAGGGCACCGTCAAACTTTCTGCCCCCAATTTCAGGGTCGGCCAGAAGTTCACCGCGCCATTCAGAGCACGTCTGTTCCCATTGCATCGTTTGCGCTTCAACAGCGTCCATCCCCATTTTGGTCTGCAAATCAACTAACTTTTGCGCCTGCTCTTGGGTCAGTTCCAGTTCCCTGGCAACTTCGCGGAACGTGCTAAGATGGGTTTCGTTGACATGCACCCCGTCTGGAAATGAAAAGGCGTCGTAGCCAAACGCATCCGCATCACCGCCGCCGTCTTCCTTGTCGCCAAAAGCGTCCTTGGAATCTGCGTCGTCGTGCTCAGCGGTTGAGGCCCGGCCAGCGGAATCGGGAAAACCCGCCGCCGTATCCTCGGTCGATTTAAACGTTGATGTCGTGGTTGGAGTTGTGGTTGTCGTCGTGGTCGTCTCTCGGGGCGTATCGGTGTTATCAGTGTCGCCCAAAATTGTTTCAGCCATTGGCTTTTGCTTCCTTTAACTGTTCATGGTCATACATCATCAAAATTTCACCCCGCGCTGTCTCCCCCCGTCAGCCCACCCATCGGCGGGCGGTACATCGGGGACAGGAAATTGGCAGGAGAGGCAGAGAACCAATTTCCCGCTCCCCATTTCTGGGGAGAACAGGGCCAGGGGGCAAAGGCCCAGCGAACCGGGCGCCCAATAAAAAACGGCCCCGAAGGACCGTTGAAAAAAACTATAAAGCGAAACTATCGGTCCCACGGACGCGATATAAATAATGTCAGGTCATCTCCGGGGACTTCCCGGAAACCGAATTTCCGGTAAACCCGTGGGCAGTTTTATCGATGGCGTGAACGATCAGTGCGCGCGCCCCGATATCGCGTTGAACATTATTTGCCCGCAACAGAGCATCTTGCAGCAATCCCCGTCCGATATTTCGCCCTGCGTATTTACGGTCCACCGCAAGCCGTCCCAAAAACGATTGCCGGAATCGGTTCCGGCATATCGCGGCGCATTGGTCCTGGCGCGCCTTTGTGAAGAACACTCCCCGCAGACAGGCAATAAAACCCGACAACGCAATCAAGATCCGTGACGACAAAGGTCTGAGGCGCAGCACCGCTGTTTTTCAGGGCCTTCTTTTGCAACCACTGACCCAGCGATGGGTACCCGCACTCAAATCCATCAACACGGTGATGGCAATCAAGCGGTTCAGGATTGGATATCAATCCCAGGGCGCTTTTTTTGAAAACAAGGCCGCCAATCCGGCCTTGTCTACCGGCGCGTCAAGTGCGTGTTCAAAGGCGGTAAACTGTTCGCCTTCCAGATGGAATAAGCGTTGATCCATGATCCCATTTTCAGCACTCTCAAGAGCACTTTCCAATATGAACTCGGACCGGTTCTTGCCCGAGATCGCCGCCGCATGATCAATATAATCGCGTTGCGACGGCCGAATTTTCATCGACATGGAAATACGGTTTTCTCGTCCGCTTGCAGTCACGCTCATGGTCTGACCCTAGCTTTTTCATTTTTGAAGAGTGGACTTGTATGTTTATTTATACACCATCCTCCTCCAGTTTTTCGCGCATCATTTCAATGAAACATGCCGGGGCGACGCGCATGACTTCTTCGTAGAGCCACACGCCAATGTCGTGTTTGCCGATCCGGTAGAATGTTTGTGAGTTGCCGGTGAACAGGTTGGGGGCCAGCATATGGGTTTGGTCCATTAGCCGCTGGACAAACCGGCGTCCCTCCGCAGTCTCCATGATTTTGCTGAGGTCTTCGTCTTGTTGGTCCTGCTGGCGCTGGAATTTTTTCTTGCGCTGACCGACCTGCTTTTCGTCGCTGGCATCATAACTCATGCGCCAGCCCCCGGTTCCGTGCCCTGACTGGCACCAACACTGGCGATCAGGTCAGCAATCGGGTTGGCCCCCGCCGTATCGATTTGCGCGGCGTCCTTGGCTGTTTGCACCATGCCCGCCATATTGGCTTGCTGGCTCATGGCTTGTTCTTGTTGGGCCCGTTGCTGGCGCAGGGCGTCAACGTCTTCATGGGACAGAACCATATTGTTGGGCACGCCCAGGTCTTCGGCCATGGTCTCGACAATCTCATCGGTATTGAGCTTGTCCAGGGCTTCCGGTTTGAATTGCGCCAGTTGGCCGGTAAAGCCGATCCAGCGTTCGGTTGCCCCGGTCGTCACCCCCTTCTGGGCCTGGGCCAACAGCGAAATGTAATCAACCTTCAAATCCGTGCCGACCAATTCTTCCGGTGGTGGTGGCAAAACCATCTGGTCACTCATGCCGTTCCATCCTGGCTCGGATAACCGCACCAGGCGGTTGAAGGTGTTGTCGATCAGCGGATCAAGCAATTCATCGTGCAGCGATTCCAATACCGGACCGAGCATCAACAGCTTTTCCTCGTGACGTTCGGCAACTTCCGTCGCCGTAATCTGGCGGCGGTCGGAATTGGCCAGCATCAGGAACAAGTCAACATAAAAGGCGCGGTTAATGCGTTCTTCCGTACGGCTGATATCCTGGTTGAGTTCATATACACGCGGATCAACCTGATAAAGCGCCCGCCCGACATTGTTGACATCATCGCTGAACAACGAGGCCCCCGGCAGAACCGAAATGGCCTTTTTCGCCAAATCAGCCGGTAGCAATGTCGGTGGTGCGACCATCTTGGCCACCGCCTTGCCCTTTTCCTTTTCCTGGACCTGCAAAACCCGGGCGTCACCCAGGCCTTCCATACCCGGTGATTCACCATAGGTGTCGCCGGATACGGTTGACCAGCGCGGTGCGTGAACCGGAAATTCCTCATAGCCTTCAACGCTAAGGAACTTGTCTTCCCGGCCACCGGGTTCGAAATGGACAGAGCGGAATCTGAATTTTTCCGGTAAATTGAATTCGTCAAAATCCTTGTTCGAAACCGGCTCAATCAAATGATCAACATCAATCCACGCCGAAGTATTGCCCCGGTCGTAAAGGTTCCTGACCGTCGATGAGACGTTATCGATGCCAAATTTGTCGATTATTTGTGACACGGTCAACTGGAACTCCCGGCCAAAGGTATTGACCTTCAGATTGCCATCCAACCCCAGCATGTATTCACCCGCTGTATAGGTGGTGAAGCGGCTGACATGGTCAAAATCATCTTCCTGAATCATCGCCGCCGTGCCGATCACCCCAAGCTCGGAATAAATTGTCGGCAAGGCCTTATAGAGGTTCGATGATGCGAAGACCTGATACATCGTCCGCTGCACAAGATCGAGCCAGGCGCGCACCGGGCTCGAGTCATTGAGCCCGGGATCGCCAGGGCCGAGGCGAAACCACGGCCTGGCCGGGGACGTGATCCCGGTCATCATCCCTGACGCCAATGTCCGTCTGGCGAACAAAGGCGTGTTGTTGGGGTGGTTGGTTTTTTTCGTCCCCTTGTTACGGTCGGTGCGCAGGAAGCGACCGCGTCTCGGGCTGTAACTGTCCATAAGCTCTCGCCAATGGGGCACCCACGACGACCGCTCCGTCGTCAGGTCACCCAGTCGGTTTTTGACATAACCTGACGCTGTCTGGGTCATTAGACACCCCCTAACAATGTGGCCTTACCGGTATTGGCGGCGCCGAGCAGGCCTTTCGATCCGGTCAAAATCGTTGATTTATCACCGCGTAAATTGCTTACCCGGCGTTTCTCTTCGTTACGCGCGCGCCGCACCTCGTCTGAAGATTTTTTAGGTGCTTCCGGTGGTGGCGGGGGGGGCGGTGGTGGTGGCGGTGGCTTTGGCGCTGAAAACATGCACATGATTAATGGCTCCTTGCAAAGGGGTTGATGAATTTCAGGGCGATTAGCAAACGCGCCCCGAGTGGGTAATAGGTTGGTGTGAACAGGCACTTGACCTTCCAAATGTATTCGCGGGCCAAAACATCAAATTGGTCCTGCGAGATATCATTTTCGAACGCAACCGCGTCTATGCGCCGGGCGAAATCCTGATCCCAGACCAGCGCCAATTGCCGCGCATAGGCGCGCGCGTCTCCATGACCATAATTCATGATGGTTCCTCCTGATTGTTTGGGTTTTGATTGTCTTGCGTGGGTGTGAAATTGTCGCGGGTTGCCGCTCGTTCATCTCAATTGACAATCCACATACAGCGCCTATCGTTCTGATGGGCGCAAAACCAGGTATCAATATCGACGGCTTGACCGCCAACGCACCGAGGGTAAACAATGAAAGAAAATTCTGGATTGATTAGCGCCTGCCGACTCGACGGCAAGGGCAGTGGTACACCTCTCGATTGGTCCGAGGCCAACAAGTGGACACCAGAGCAAGGTTCAGTCTGGATTCATCTCGACTGCACCAACGTCAACACCGAAACCTGGCTTCGTGACCATAGTAAATTGGATACGTTTGTAATTGATGGCTTGTTGGCCATGGAAACACGCCCGCGATGTGACTGGTATGAAGACGGCGTACTTTTGGTTTTGCGTGGCGTCAACCTCAATCCGGGTGCGGACCCTGATGATATGGTGTCAATTCGAATCTGGATTGATCAACACAGGGTAATCTCAACGCGACTTCGCCGTCTGTTGGCCGTCGAAGATGTCCGTCAACAACTTGCCGCCGGCAAAGGCCCGATTTCAACCGGTCATCTGGTTGCCCGGCTAGCAGCTTGCCTGACCGATCGAATGATGCCGACAATCGAAGACCTGAGCGATCAGGTCGATGCCCTAGAGGATCAATTGATCAACATTGACGGTTCAGAAAAACAGGCGTTGCGGGAGGTGCGCTTCAAACTGGCCAACATTCGACGGCTGGCGATTTCCCTACGGCGCTACATCACGCCCCAGCGCGAGGCCCTCACCCGACTATCACAACTTGACGAAAAATGGCTTGATGATCGCATGCGCGGGCGAATGCGAGAAACCGTTGACCGTGTCACCCGGATCACCGAAGAATTGGACGAAGTCCGCGAGCGTTCGGCATTGATACAGGATGAGTTGATCAGCCGAATATCACAGCGCATGGAACACACCATGTATGTCCTGACTGTCGTTGCTACCATTATGCTTCCGCTCGGTTTTCTGACCGGTTTGCTCGGCATCAACGTCGGTGGCATTCCCGGTGCTGAAACCAAATGGGCGTTCTGGGCCGTTACAGGCGGCATGGCGGTTGTTATTGCCATCGAAACCATACTATTCAAACGGCTCAAAATTCTTTAGCGTATAAATCGAATTGCAATCGATCATATCTCTCATATAGTGCTGTCTGGAGGGCCAGTGAAAACCGTAAAACGCGTCAACCCATCATCACACCACTGGGCTTACTTGGTTGGTTTTTGCATCCTGCTGGCCGGCCTTTCCTTGCGGGCGAACGATGTGGCCCCCGTCGAAATGTTACGGCTGGCTTATTTTGACTACTTTCATTCGGCGAACCCTCGCCCCCGCCTGCCTGTTGACCTGTCCTATGTTGTCGTCATCGACATTGATGAAAAAAGCATGGCCCGGATTGGTCAGTGGCCGTGGGACCGGCGGGTGTTGGCCCGCATGACAAACAACCTTCGAAAAGCCGGGACGAAGGCGATGGTATTCGATATCGTTTTTGCCGAAACCGGTCGCATGGGCGGCGATGATGATTTTATTAAAGCCATTAACCAGCATGATGTGGTCGTCGGCATAGGCGCCTATGGCAAAGCGACAACTGGGCCCAAGCGTTCCCCCTTGGCAAGCAAGGTCGTTGTCAGTTCGCCAGACTCCGTTAAGGCGCAAGCCTATGTTCCACCCCTCAAACACTTGGTTCGCAACACCCCCGCCATTGAGGCCGCAGCTGAAGGAAATGGTGTATTCAGCCTGATCAATGATGTTGACGGAAAAATGCGACGTCTGCCAACCCTGTTCAATTTCCAAAACCGCTTATACCCTTCGCTGGTTGTCGAGGCGATGCGGGTTGCTGGTAGCAATAAATTGTCCGTCGTCAATGTTGATCGCAGTGGCGTATCGAGCGTTTCAGCCAACAAAGACATGTGGCTTCCGACCGATGCCTTCGGGCGGTTCTGGATATATTTTTCACCCGCCGACCGCATTCGCTATATTTCGGCCATTGATGTCCTTGAAAACCGTTTTGACAGTCGTCGAATTGACGGCAAAATCGCGCTCATTGGAACGGCGGCGGTGGGCCTCGGTCATACAAGCCCAACGCCAATAGACCCTGCCATGGACAATCTTGAAATCCAGGCCCAGTCTTTGGAAAACCTGTTGTCTTACAGCTATCTTGAACGCCCACGTTTTGCCGATGCGCTTGAGTTGCTCATCATGTTGATTACCGGATTAATTGCCGTCATCGGCATTCCGTCACGGACGGCACTGACGGCATTCGTATTTTTTGGCGGATTTTCCCTGGCCGCTTTCAGCGCGACGAACTACTTATTCACCTATCAGCTACAGATCATCGATACCTCTGCGCCAGTGCTCCTGGTTTTGGCGATTCTTGTCGTCAATTTGGCATTTCGCGGGCTTCAAAACGGGCGGACCGAAGCGGAAACGACCTAACTGCAATCAACGCCAGTGGCCGCACCCTAAGGTTTTTTCGCCAAGGTTTCCACGGCAAGGACGTCTTCTTCTGAAAGCCGGTGTTCGAACACGGCTAAATCATGTTTCATATGATCGGCATTCGACGTGCCCGTCAGCGGCACCATAGTGCGCGCAAGGGCAAAGGCGAAAATGATTTGATTGATCGACATCCTAAGGCGCTTTCTAATGTCAATAAGCGCTGGGTTCTTGAGGTGTATTTGATTGGCCGTCAGCAGGGAAAAGCCTTGGTAAATGATGTCGCTTTGTCGGCAAAATGCCCGCATGTCATAGTCCCACCCGGTGCTGGCATAACACCTGTTCTGCACAAATCGGGGCGCAACCGCCGCCCCGTCACAAAGGACTTTAAGTTGATCAAGGGCGATATTGCTAACCCCCAAAAGGCGCGCACGCCCGCTTGTTTGAATGTCTTCCATCGCCCGCCATACGGCCCAATCGTCATCATTAATGCCAACCTTGGACGAAGGGCCATGCAGGACGAACGAATCTAAATAATCGGTTTGCAAATGTTGGCACGAGCGCTCAAACGACTGGGCAACTTGATCGGCCAGCGGCGCATCGGGATCATAGGGCAAACGATGGTCCTGACCACGTTGATAGGTAAACTTGCTTTGCAAGAACAACGCCTTGCGGCTTATCATCCCATCAGCAATGGCGCTAGCAACGGCACGACCGACGCCAACTTCATGGTAATGTTTGCGCTGGTTGGCCGTATCAATTGCCCGAAACCCCTGACGCAGGGCAAGCGCTGTCAGATGCTCAGTTTTTTCTTCTTTCCAGGCAGTACCATAAAAAAACCGCGGCACCTCAACCCCGGCAACGACTGTGCTGCGATCCATCATTGTTAAGGCCGTCCCCCTAGACGTAGTCCAAAAAAAACCAGAATCCCCTCATCACCCCACTCATCCTGATCGCGGCAATTACGGTGCCAGGTAATTACGATGACAGGCAATTACGATGACAGTGCACTTTATTGCAGCACCTTACCAAATCACCTCTCCAGCGCAAATGACGTTCGCCCAATACAATGCATCGACAGGAGGCAGAAACAAATAGGCGCAATGGCCCATCCTTCTGGATGATTCGCAGCCTCAACCGAGCCGGTTCTTCATCAATCGGCACCCGTCGGTACTTGTTTCCTTTCGTACCGGTAATATACATGCGCCCACCCGGTTTCAACAGTCGTGCAGCATCGCCTATGAACCTCTCTCTCGGTCCAGTTGCAAAAATTTCATCGACTGAACCTTCCTTGAGAGGAAAGTGATCGTATTTTTCTCCCTTCAGGTTTTTTAACTCCGCGACAGTGGCCTTAACGCCGTATCTCTGCTTGTTCAGAGGGTCTACATTAAATGCGCCGGAGATCTGCGAGCGTTTGCCGCCGAATAAATCTACGATAATTTTTTTCTGACGTGCCGCTCCTTGCAAACCGACTGAGGGTAGTCTCGCACGCAGGCCCGGTTTAGTCCCACCCAACGCATACGCTGCCAGCCCAAAACTGTCTTCGCCCGCCTGTCGCAACGCTGCGTCGGAAATTGCGGGGTCAGAACTCATCGCCGCCGGATAACTGGCCGTCACATCGTGTGTCTTCTGGGCAACGTCGTCAGCAACGGCACCAAGCAGGCCCGTCACGGCCTTTGCAGGTAACGCCGCCAACCCGCGCCTGCGCCTTGCCACCCCGGTCAAAGGCATCAATCGGGGTATCGACATCTTGGAACGGCGTGTTGTCAGCCCGGCGCTGGACCTGACCAAAACCGTTCTCATACGCTGTGGGGACTCGGGCCATGGGCAGATCGCCTGTTTTTGATTGATGGGAATGTTTGAAGGAGGAGACGCGCCAGCGAACGGGCGCAACGTCAGCGCAGGCCAGCCACCGAACGGTTGGTGAAGGCTCAGATTGTCAGGGAACTAATGTTTGATGCGGGTGTCGTCTCGGCGGGGGGTCAGAGGCCGCCGATAAACCGGACCGGGACCGAGCTGGTCAACCACACACCATTGTCAGACAGATAAAATTCAAGGCCACTGTCATGCATGGCCCCAGCACGAATGCTCAGGATCACAGGACGACCGCGCCGCACGCCCACCGTCGTCGCTGTTTCCATGTCCGGGCTCAGGTGGACATGATGACGGTTTTGATGCTGCGTCTGTCAGATCAAGTCTGAATTACTGCAATTACGTCCAAATTTAAGCACCTTGGTTAAAGCTCTGATCGCCCGGAATGGCGTGCCCGCAACGGAGATTGCTCGGAGTCCACTTATGCCGGCGAATAACAGTTCGATGGCAGCATCGGATGTAACGGCCGTCATCGAGCGCTTTCTTCGCCGTCAGCAATGCATAAATGGCGTCCTTTGCGCTGAGCGCTTCACCAATGACCGGGGCGAAGCTGAGGCCGAGTTCAGCACCGAATTTAAGTTGCTCCGTTGTAAATCCACTGCCGGGAACTTCTTCCCGCTCGGCAAAGTCATGGATGTCTCTGGCCTCAGCTGCGGAAATCGTCATCCCGTCGACGGAAATTTCCATGCCATCACCGGCAGCTATCGCCGCATCGGTTTCATCGTCTTCCGGCTGATCCACGTAGGCTTTTCTTAAGGTAATGGTATTGTCTGGTGTGTCGAATTCAAGGTCGTCATCAGGCGTCGCACCGTCACCGGTCCCGTTCTCAATCAGTGGGACCCGAACAGACCGTTTTGTATCCTCAGGCACCTCATCAATTGTGTTTGTTTCGTCATCAGGTGTGTTACCACCTTCGTTGCTCTCAGGAATTACATCACCATTAGCGCGCTCACTTGGGCCTAAATCATTTCCTTCTCCCACACCCTTATCCGTCTCATCATCGTGACTCCCGCGCTTAACGTGGGTCGGTGCAGCATCGATCCCGATGTCCAGCGCTGTCTGCGGATCAATCTCGCCAAGATCAATTTTTCTGTCTTCATACTGTCCAAAGTCGCCCTTGTTGAATCGTTTGCACATACGTCGATAAAGACGCATCGCGCTATCCACCCCACTGGATTTTCCTTCAATACACTCCTATATTTGCACAGGTTCTGTACCCGTGCGCTCCACCGTGGCAGCATCGCCGTAAAACTAACGTTTTTGATGTTGTTTCTTGGAGGGTGCGACTTGTGGCAAGTCAGGAAGTGTGTGTGCGCAGCATTTCACGGAATCTTCTTACTCATTCCGCACCTTCAGCAATGGCATCTTTTTTATGTATCGATTCATGTATGGGCCTGCCGTTTGAACACTGTAAAAATTGGAAGATGGTAATTTTTTAATTTCAAGAATGATCAGGGGTTGCTGTTCTCCCCCACCTACCACTGTCTCGTCACGGACGATAAGGACAAGTCGCCCATTTTTATTATTCCGTAACTCGGTCCAGTTGTTGGCAACAAAATCGACAAAGTCAGCCACACTGTCAAACAACTGGTTACCGTCCTCATCGACGAGAGATCGAATTTGATCTCCGTGTCTGGCTTCGATATGCGCTTCTCCCCCTCCCTTTTCCGTCTCATAATCGTGGTGCCCGCGCTCAAGGCGGATCGGTGCGGCATCCATCCCGATATCCAGCGCCGTCTGCGCATCGATCTCGCCAAGATCGATTTTCCCGTCTTCATACTGGACAAAATCACCGCCGTTGGTTCGTTTGTATCTGTCCTCGCCCTTTTTAAAACGCTTGCGTTTGCGCCAATAAAGACGCGCCGCGCTGGCCGCGCTTTTTAGAAGAAAAGCGGCACGCGGGACTTGAGACATTGCAAGTTCATCGCCATCCTCAAATCCTTCTCGGCCACCGCTCTCGTCTTCTCCGTCTGGTGTGTCGAATTCAAGGTCGTCATCAGGCGTCACACCGTCATCGATTCCGTTCTCAATCAGTGGTACCCGAACAGACCGTTTTGTATCCTCAGGCACCTCATCAATTGTGTTTGTTTCGTCATCAGGTGTGTTACCACCTTCGTTGCTCTCAGGAATTACATCACCATTAGCGCGCTCACTTGGGCCTAAATCATTTCCTTCTCCCACACCCTTATCTTCTGCACCAATCAGGACGTCGGCGCTGGCAACCGGTCCATCAAGGCCAGCCACGCCTCTGGTTCCCCCCTCATCCGCCACCACCCCGCCTTCAGCCCCGCCCATCACCTGATCAACAATCTCCTGACGTTCGACGTAAGACAGCCCGCGTTTGAGGCGCTCGGCCTCCAGCGTGACTTCGCCGGTGATGGCGCGGTGGAGGGCGCTGCGTTGGGTGATGTTGGCGTCGCCGCTCAGACCAAGTTTGCCAAACGATCTCTGGATTTGTTGCCTTATGGTTCCGACACCTTGCGATTTACCGACGCTGTTGATGGCCGCGTGTTGCTCTTGCGTCAGTGCGTTGAAGTCGCGGTCTGACAAAGTGTTGCGGTGCTCATACAGGTTGACTGCGGCGAGTTCGTCATCGGTCAGCGTTGTTAACCGGTCAAACACCGCCGGGTCGGTTTCTGGTTGCCCGCCGGAGGCCTTGATGAAAGTGTAGGTCATTGCCGTTTGGCGGGTTTCTGGCGGCAGGGTGACCGGGATGGCATTAACGTCCGGGGAGGTGGAGAAGCCGGTCCAGAAACCCTCAACCTGTTTGCGTATCGCCTCCTGACGCTGGCGTTTTTGAGTGGCGTCATGAACCTTGAGACGGGTGATCGTCTCGGCCCGTATCTCACTGTTCAGATTGTCACTCGGGTCATCATCAAGACTGCTGTTGGCGGTATCCTCAACGTTACCATTAGGATCGTCATTCAGTCCTTCGGACCCCATCTGCATCATCGCCATGACCCGGGCAATCTGCTCGTCCAAGGTGCCGCCGCCATTGATGATGATGGTGCTCAGGTCATGGGACTGGCTGTTGATCGACGCCGCGCGGGTATGGGTTTTAAGGTCGTCGACGTCTTCACGGTTGATCTGGCCTTTGCTGTTGGCTTCATTAAAATAGGCAAAGGCCTCAACCCCGCGGTTCTCACCGATCAGTTTGGTGATGATGCCGCTATGGACGACGCCAATATACTTGGCTTTCTGCAAGGCTATCTCTTCTGCCGACCAGCCGTTCAACTCGCCCGTTCTCGACAGGGTGGCGTCGATGGCGGCCATGTTTTTCTCCCGGGCAGCGGGGTTGTCGCTGTTGCTGATCGCGTCCTCGACATTGATGTTGAGCCGCCCGTCAAGGTTGCTTAATAACGCCGTCTTCCGCTCAGCTGCCTGACGCTGGACCAGCTCACCGGACAGGTTGGTTCTCGCCCCGTAAAGGTATTCCAACGTCTGCTGTTTGGCCGCCACTGACATCGACGGGTCGTCCTCAAGGCGGGAACTGATTTTGCTGAACTCGGTCTCGACAAACTTTTCCGGGTTCTTCGGCGGCATCGGCGTCGGACCTTGTCCCGCTTGCCCGCCCAATGGTCCCCCCTGTTGCCCGCCAAACAGGTTTTGCCTGATCTGATGAACCCCGTTTTCCACGCCAAGCTTGCCGCTCAGGTCAGTCATAACCTGGGCTTCTGTTGCCGCCTTGGACATAACCGGCGCGTCGCTTGCCGCCCCACCAAAATCCTTAAACGCCTTTTGGATGCCGGGCAGGTCATCGGCGATCTGGCGCAACGTCGCGCCAACCCGCGCCTGCGCCTTGCCACCCCGGTCAAAGGCATCAATCGGGGTATCGAAATTTTGGAACGGCGTGTTGTCAGCCCGGCGCTGGACCTGACCAAAACCGTTCTCATAGGCTGTAGGGACTCGGGCCATGGGCATCTACCTGTTGTTAGAATATAAGAAGGGGGAGAGTGTGGAGAGTGTGGAGAGTGTGGAGAGTGTGGAGAGAAGGAGGCTTCAAGCCAGGGTGAGTCCTGAACCCTCTATGCGACTTATGCGTAGGGGTCGAAGTCATGCCTGATTTCTGCTTGCGCGTCTGAATTGATCATGGTCATCGCCGGAAACAGCTCAGTGAACCCCCAGACCAGGGCATCGACCCGGTCGGGTGAGCCTTCACCCTCAAAACCAGCCGCCGTCATTTTGCACATCTGGTCCTCAAGCTCAGCAAAGGTGCCGACGTGCGACACCCGGCCAAGGGCGTAGAGCGCGGATATGGGTTCGGCGCGCACATGCTTGCCACGGGTAGCGCGGACCTCGATGATCCTGATGCCGGGGCGGATACTGGTCAGGGTGTGACGAACCATGTCACCGCCCTGATTGATCTCGATGACGATGGCGTCGGCGTTGTAGCGATCATAGGTGGCAATTGCCCGCTCCGCCCATTGGCGCGGCGAACCTTTCAGGGACACATCATCAATAACATATCCGCGCTGATCCGCGCCCAGACCGCAGGCGACAATGCCGTGCTCGTCGGAATGGGCCTGGTTACTGACCGCCGGATCGACACTGATGACAATGCGTTCCATGGAGGGGGCTTTGGCAGAACGATTTTCATGTAGATTTTGCCGCGTCCAGATGGCACCGACGGCAGACGGTTCGTAGGCACCAAGCCAGATGTGGGCGTAGCGGTCGGGATTGGTCTGGCGATCAAATCTACGTTCTTCCTCAAGCTCACGCGGAAAGAACGGGTTGGTATTGGAGTTGGCCTCAACAACGATGGCCCCCGGCGGCGGCGTTAGGCCACGCAACAATTGATCGACAGGATCGGATTTACTTCTCGGGTTCCAGCCAAACCACAATTCCGACCCGGCCTTACGAATGGTCGGGCGTAATAATTCAAGTGAGCGCGCCGACAGGGTTTGCGCCTCTTCAACCCAGGCGACGTCGAACCCTTCAAGTGACTTGATGCTTTCCGCCGTGTGGTCTTGCAGACCTTGAAAAATGATCAACCCGTCGCCCGGCGTTTTTATGCGATCACTGTGAACAACAAATAACTGTTTAACCCCAAGCGCCTCCAGTTTGTCTTCAATCAGGCGCTTAACGGAATCCTTCAGGGATTTTTGAATTTCCCGAACACAGACAATTCGCGTGCCAGGTGCCAACAGACAGCGCTCAATCGCGCATTCGGCAAAAAAATGAGACTTACCTGAACCCCGCCCACCGTGGATGCCTTTATACCGTGCCGCCGCCAGCAGTGGCGCGAACACCGGAGCGGTTTCAATCCTGAGCGTTGACAATGATTCGCTCAATGATCGAGATTTTAAGCGCTTCGTCCTCGGCATTGGACAGCGGGCGCGGCAATATCTTGCCAAGCAAGGTCATGAACTGACCGGGATGTTCGATGGCTTGGGTGCGCAGGTATCCAGCCAGCCCGCCGTCACCACCGGCCTCTTCTGCCGCTGCTAAAATAGCGTCTTTCAGCACCGACGTCACCTTGTTGGGTGTGCCTTTTTGGCGACCACCTGTTTTTGGATTGCCTTTTCCAGCCATATCAGTTTCCTAAAAATGAGCGTGACACTCACGCTCGTGCTGTGTCTGAACAGGATGGACAATGGCATTGCTACGGCCCGACAAGACACCGCCCGCATTTGTCAATAATGCGTGAAGTTAGTCGGGTGCGTATCCAATATCGGAGCCGCAGCAATAACGGAGATACGCACGCAAGCAAAACGTTTGGACAAACGTTGCCAGAACGGCGCGTATCTAATTCCAATTAAAAATTGACCCATCGGCTCAACAGCAAAACGCTCGCTTAACGTCTGCAGCAGTTGGACCACCGATACCGGGCAAATTTGATTGATTTAAATTTATTTTCACTATCAGGGATTTTCCTGACTATGCGCAGGGATTTGAGACCCTATTATACGGATATGCGGTGTTGCTCACCCCCCCCCGAGTGACACTGCATACCGGGAACGGATCCCCTCTGTTCCTGACAGACTCCCAAACAACCTAGTACCGCCCAGCGTAAATGCAGACTCTGATGTTATTGATTTGTTTTTGTCTTTCTGATTCACTGTTTTTGAATTTTCTCAGGAGGGAAACAATGGGACGTCGAG